TGGCTCTTGAGCGACGGCGGCGACCTCTACACCTACGGGTCGGCTCAGTTCTACGGCAAGCCCGACCGGGTCTGACCATATGGGCGCCTCCACGCTCGTCAAGGCCCTGCCGGCCGCCGTCGACCTCGGCCTGTACCAGGGCGACGACTTCTCCATGACCCTCACCGTCACCGACACGGTCGGCAACCCGATCGACCTGAGCGGCGGCAGCGTGGCAGCGCAGATCCGTGCCAGTCGCACCTCGACGACGGTGGCGGGCGTCTTCACGACGACGATCAACGTCAACGTGGTGACGCTCGCGCTCAGTGCGGCCGCCTCGACCGCGCTGCCCCAGCTCTGTGTGTGGGACTGCGCGCTGACCCAGGGCGCGGTGGTGACCACACTGGCCGGCGGGCGTCTCGAGCTCATGGGCCGGGTGACGCAGTGACCATGCTCGATGGTGCCCAGGTCGAGGTCGAGCTCGGCGAGCGGGCCAACGTCGACCTCGTCGGGATCATCGGCCCCATGGGGCCGACCGGGCCGATGGGGCCGCCGGGTGGGCCGATGGCGGGGTACTTCACGCCCCAGCAGTTCGGTGCCGTCGGTGACGGCGTGCACGACGACACCGCCGGGGTGCAGGCGGCGATCAACGCAGCCGGCACGGCGAACACAACTGGTCACGGCGGCGTCGTGTACTTCGGACCTGGCACCTACAAATGTTCGCAACAGCTGAAATATTGGGCTGGTACGGAGTGGCGCGGGGCGGGGGCGGGTGCGTCGGTGATCAAGCTGACGACTGACCTGTGGGACAGTGTTTCAGCTACGCCGGCCCACTTCGTCGTGGCCGGGGGCACACTGCCACAAGGCAATGGCTTCAAGATGTCCGACCTCGTGATACGCGGCCCGGGCGCAGGCGCGACGCCGGGCCAAGTGCGATCGCACACGACAGGTGTCCAAAGCGCGTCGGGCATCATCTTGTCCAATGTGTTCATCGGCGGCGGCTTCTTCGCCGGCCTCGAGGTCATCTCGAACCACGAGAAGTTCCACAACGTGTACAGCACGGGGAACTATTTCAACCTGGACTACGCCGACCCGTCGGCGACGGTGGGGAACCAGGCGTATTTCTCGTGCAACTTCACCGGCGCCGGCCTGGCCAGCATCCATATCGGGGCCGCCAACCGCATGGAAGCGACGACAGTGGAGCAGTGCCACCTCGGCGACGGGCCGGTCGGCATTCTGCGCACCGACCACCAGAACGGCTGGGACGGTTCGGGCAACCCCATTTATACGGGTGGCGCGGCGGCCAGCACCGTCGCGATCCTCGCCTCGACATTGAGCGACCTCGCCTTCGAGAGCATCGGCAATGCCGCGATCTTGGACATGTCGAGCGGGGCGGGCATCGCGACGATGAGCGGCGGCACGCGCATCTTCGGCGAGCAACCGTTCTCGTGGAGCCCGGCGATGCTCACGACGAACGCGCCCCTCAACAACCCCGCCTACCAGGCGGCGTGGACGCTCATTCTCCGCGGGCCCGCCAACAATGCGCGGCTGGAGCATCTGGTCAGCACGGCTCCGCCGGCGGGCGGTCTCGGCGTACTGAACATGACGGTGACCAACTTCGGGCCACCGGTCTGCGTCTTCAACACCGTCCCCCCGGTCAACTTCTACGGCTCGGGCGTCGCGGCCAACTGGACAGCGCCGCACGGGGCGCGCGCTCGTTTCGTCGCGCAGTACGGCAATGCCCTCGCCGGCCAGGCGACCGGCACCGCGTACGGCAACGCGCACGGCATGAACGCCACAACCGTCATCAACGCCGGCGACCTCGTCGAGCTGAGCGCGGCCAACGGCACGGTGCAGCGGGCGACCGGCACCAAGCCTGTGTTCGGGGTCGCACTGACGCCGGCGCCGGGTGGGCTGACCGCGATGGTGGTCGTGCTCACCGACGGCATCGCAATGATGAACGCAGCGGTGGCCAGCATCGGGCCCGGTCAGATTCTGTACCTCGACTCGACGACGACCTACCTGGCCACCAACGTCACCACGTCGAACAAGATCATCGGCGTGTCCACCGGACTCCCTGTCACGCCCACGGTGACCGGAGAGTTGCGCTTCGGCGTCGCTTGATGACGATGGCGAGTGAGCCCGACCCCCACGAGGTGCTCGTCGGCGCCCTGGTGATCACCGTGGTTGTGCTCGCCCTCGTCGTGGCGGCCTTCGCCATCTTCTGATGAGCCGAGCGCGCCAGCTCGCCACTCTGATCGTGCTGGGCGTCGCCGTCATGGCGCTAGCGATCGTCGTCTGGGTGCTCAACCAGAACGGCTCGTCCGACATCCTGGCGGTCATCGCCCTGCTCGGTGGCGTGGCCATCATCGTGAACGTCCTGCCCGTCGGCAACCATCGCAACGGGGACAACGGCAGGCCATAATCGGGGCGGACGAGGCATCCTCCGTGCATCTCCCTGGGTTCCACGTCTCGGTGCCGGCGGGCGACGGTGTCGCCTCCAGTTCCTCTGACCGCCCGCCGGCGCCACCAACTAGGCGGCGTAGTCGCGTCCACCCATGGCTTCGCGCAGCTGGTCGAGGCTGGCCCGGCGCAGGTAGATCTGCGTGGTGGCCAGGCTGGCGTGGCCCAGCATCCCCTGCACGATGCGCACGTTGCCGCAGCGGTCGAGCACGTCTGAGGCGGCGGTGTGGCGCAGGGCGTGGGCGGTGATGCCGTCGCCGGGGGCGGTCTTGACCCTGCTGGCGTACAGCAGCTTGGTCACGATCCGCGCCACCGCGGCCGAGCTGAGCGCCCAGCGCCCCGAGTGCAGGGTGCAGACGAGCGGGCCGGCGGCGCGGCCGATCTCGGCCCGGTAGGTGTCGATGGCGTCGACGACGGGCGGCGGCACCGGGAGCACCCGTTCCTCACCGCCCTTGCCGCGCACCAAGAGCGTCGCTGCAGCCGGGTCGTAGTCGGCGAGCTCGGCCCGGGCGACCTCGCAACAGCGCAGGCCCATCTGCACCATGACCACCACGATGAGGCGGTCGCGGGCGCGGGTGGCGGCGCCCAGCACCGCGGCGACGTCGGACGCCGGGCGCGCTCTCGGCACCCGTCCCGGTTCGCGCACCTTGGGCAGATGTGCGCTCGGGTCTTCTCTGAGCATGCCCTCTTCGAGCGCCCAGCGGCAGAGGCACACCAGCGTGGAGCGGTAGAGCCGGCGTGTGGCCGGGCTCAACTGTCCGATGCGCCGTCCCCAGGCGCGCACGGCCGTCCGGTCGAGGTCGGGAAAGGAAAGGTCGCCGGAGCGTTCCAAGAGCCCGGCCAGTCGGTACTCGAGGATCCGGGCGGTGCGCGGGGTGATCTCGCCACCGAGCACCCTTTCTCGGAGCCAACGCTGCGTCGCTCCCCGTAGTGTCTCCATGGTCCGCCCCCCTTACAACGGGCGTGTTTCTAACCGCTCCCTCAGGCCGCTGCCAACGTGTGCCGATACCATTTGGTAGATAGCGGCTCCAGCCATTCGAGGGGGACTTCGGTGCGCATGGCCCACAGGCGCAGAACGGCCCGGGGCGGCACTTTGCGCCCGGCCTCGTACGCGTTGAGCGAGTTGCGGTGGATGCCGAGGTAGTCGCACATCACCGCGGTGGGGATGCCGGCGGCTTTGCGGGACTTGGCCATGCGGTCGCCCACGGTCCACACCGGAATGGTCAGTTCGGACATACGCACAAGCTTATGCACACCCTGTGGATATCGCAAGACCGCTTGCGCTATTTGTGCTTTTGCATAAAACTGTGCCGATGCCCGCTACGCAACTGCTGACCACGCGCCAGGTCGCCAAGCGCCTGGGCGTCGATCAGTCGACAGTGTGGCGCCTGGTCGAGCGGGGGCGGCTCGAGCCGGCCGTACGCCTGGACAACCGTCAAATGCTCTTCGAGCCCGGAGCCGTCGAGGATTTACGGCGGGAACGGACGTCGTGAGCGGGGATCTGGTTCCCGAGACTGCCCCGGCCGCAGTCGAGGTGGCACGTCTCCGGCGCCAGCTCGAGAAGGCCGAGACCCCGGCCGAGCTGACAGCTGTTGTCGACTACGCCGCCGCCATCGCTGATCGGGCCAAGCGCTTCCGCCAGGCGTTGAAGTCCGCTAAGCGCGACGACACGGCGTTCGTGGACGCGGCCCGCCAGGTCTACGGCATCGAGATCGAGGCGGCGTTCGCCCGGCTCGAGGCCATCTGCCAGATCGCCGCCGTGCTGCCGGATCGAGGTGAGTTAGGTCGCGGGGTACCCGCGACCTATTCGGCGGACGACTTCGGCATCCACCACAGCACCGCCGCCCAGTGGAAGCGCTGGGCCGAGCGGGCTGCTGGGGTCACCATGCCAGCCCTCCATGCCAGCTGGGCGACCAAGCCCGACGGCGATCCGAGAGGATGGGACGACCCGGCCATATCGCGGATCCTGTGGTCGCCGCCGCCGGCACCCGCAGAGACGCCACCGCTGCCTGACGGCCGCTACCGCGCCATCGTGATCGACCCACCCTGGGAGATGTCCACCGTCGTGCGTCATGTGGCCCCGGATCAGGAGCCCTGGCTCGACTACGCCACTATGACGGTTGACGAGCTGGGCGACCTCCCCGTCGCCAGCCTGGCTGACGCCGACGGTTGCCACGTTTACCTGTGGGTGACGCACAAGCACCTACCCGACGGCTTCGACCTGCTCGAGCAATGGGGCGCCCGTTACGAGTGCGTGATGACGTGGCGCAAAAACGTCGGCATGACGCCGTACTCGTGGATGTACGACACAGAACACGTGCTGTTCGCCCGTCTCGGGCAGTCGCTACCCCTGCTGCGCAACGGTCTACGGCTCAGCTTCGACGCCCCGGCCGTCGGCCATTCGGTCAAGCCCGACGCCTTCTATGAGCGGGTGACCGAGGCATCGCCAGGGCCACGGCTGGACATGTTTGCCCGCCATGAACGTGACGGGTTCACGGCCTGGGGCGCTGAGGTGGCAACAGCGTGAGGCCAGGCATGGAGTCCAAATACGGCTACGACGAGCCGACCCGCCGCGAGATCGAGCACATGATCCGCCTGGCGATCCCCGCCACGATCCGACTGAAACAGGCCGATCTGCCTGCTGATTTCGGCGGTGTCGATCTGCGTTACACCGTCAACGGGAACTGTGATCTTCAGACCCGGTCGCGATTTAACCGGCCGATATGGGCGGCCGACTCCGATATCACCCTGCGTACGACCGAGCCGCGGATGATCGCCCAGGGCACCTATGCACCGCTGGCGATCTTCATCTGGTTCCGAGACGGCTACGCCAAGGCCGGAAAACTGGTCGACGTCTACCGGATAGCTGACCGCGCCGATCCGCCGCTGTGGGCCCGCGAGTCGATCCCCAACGGTGACGGCACCCGATTCATCGTGGTCACGATCCCCGAGCTGGTGGCTGCTGGGGCCTTGCTGCGCCAAGGCGATCACCACGAATGGGCGGCCGCATGTCTTAGCGGCAACCAGCGAACTCGGCGCATCATCGACGGGAAGGCGAACCAGTGACCATCGAAGCGACAACCGGCGAGATCGTCCCGGTTACCCGCCCCGACTTACTTTCTGCTGCCCCGGTCGCCGACGTCGTCGCCCTGCAGAAGGCGTTTCACGACCTGTGCATCGCCCTGCTCGACGACGACGACTACCAGAACATCCGCGGCAAGCGCTACAAGAAGAAGTCCGCCTGGCGCAAGCTCGCCGCCGCCTTCAACGTTTCGGACACCCTGCTCGAAGAGACCACGAAACGTAACGAGGACGGCCGCATCGTTCGGGCCACGATCAGCGTGCGCGCCACCGCTCCGAACGGTCGCTCCACCGAAGGGCTCGGCGTCGCCTCGATTTACGAGCGGCCGTTCAACAACCCCGAGCACGACATCCCCGCCACCGCGCATACGCGAGCCAAGAACCGCGCCTTCAGTGACCTGTTCGGGCTCGGCGAGGTCAGCGCCGAGGAGATGACCGACGAGGCGGCACCGACCTCGGGGTTGGGCCGGCGCCGCCAGCAACAATCTGCCCCGCGCCGCGACTCGGCGGGGAGCCGCGACGAGGGGCCCGACAACGCTAGTGACGCCGGCTTCGCCAAGGGCGTCGCCGAGCTCGAGGCGCGGCTCAACAGTCTCGACATCGACTACCGCCGGGCCTTCAAGGACTGGCGCCGCTCGCTGAACATGGACTGGCCGCCGGCCACGCTCCGGGACTTTGCCGCCATGGCGGCGCATGTCGGAAAGCTCGAGGACGAGGCGATCACCGACGCCGACACCTACGACACGTGATCTGCCCGGTCTGCCACTCCGAGCTCGACATCGCCCTCGTCAATACCTCGGGCACTCCTGACATCGTCGCCACCGTCCGCGAAGCGTGGGACAAGGCCGAACAGGCCGCTCTGCTCCGTGAGGCCCAGCGGGGCGAGAAGCAGGACGAGGCGGGCTGGTGAGCGTCCGGGTGATGGCCGCCGTCTTCGAACACTCACAACTCCCGCCGGTGCCGCGCCTGGTCCTGCTCGCCCTGGCCGACCACTGCGACCACGACGGCTACGCCTGGCCGTCGGTCGACCGGCTCTGCCACAAGACCGGCCTGTCACGCAGCTCGGTCCATCGGGCGCTGGCGTACGCCGAAGAGTCTGGTGAAGTCATGCGCACCGTCGGAGGCGGACGATCCAACACGAATCTGTACCGAATCATCCTTGTGGATAACCCGACCGAACGTGGGGAAAAAGGGTCCCACAGAGACACTGATTACCCACCGAAAACAGTCCCAGAGAGACACAAAAGGGTCCCAGAGAGACACAAAAACAGTCCCACTGTGGGACCCGAACCATCAATAACCGTCAAGAACCGCGCTGGCGACAATTTCAAAGTCGACTGGAACGACCCTGATCTGACCCCGCCCGAACAAATCGGTGCCAAAGTCGCCGACATCCGGGCCGCCCTGAAACACGGGTACCAAAACGAGCCTCTCTTCGAGGACGAGAAGCCGCCGGCGTGACCGAGCCCGTCGAAAAACGCGCCGAGAACCGCGCCACCCTCGAACTCGAACGCCGCCTCGACGCCCTGAAGGCCGCCATGACGCGCCGCGAATGGGACCGCGTCGAATGGCACTTCAACCGCGTCCGCAAGGCCGTCCAGCGCTTAGAGCGCGTGCAAATGGGCCTGGCCGAGTCGTCCGAGCCGTTCGGCTTCTACCAGTACCTGCACGACAAGGCGCGGGGGCGGTACAGCCGGTGAATGTGCCAGACGACGGTGGACAGTTCGCGGCCGTCGTCGAAATGATCGGGCGTATGGGCGGCAACGAGTTCCAGATTCGTTACTGCGACGAAGAAAACCCGACTGTCTGGATCGCCTGCGCTCGGTGGGGCAAGGTCTGGCAGGCCACTGGCGGCATGGACCCGTGGCGTGCCGCGTTCCGCCTGCTGGAATCAGTGATGGACGGCGGCGAGTGTACGCACTGCGGTAAGCCGACCGCCGTGGACGAACACCCTCCTGCCGACGATCTCATCTCAGCGACCGAGTCGATGATCTGTTGGTATCGGTTCGACCCCGAGCTGCGCACGTTCCGTCGCCAGTGTGAGGGCGTCTCATGAACCGTCTGCGCACACTGTGGCGGCGCTGGCGCCGGCATCGCAGCCCTTACGTCTACGACTGGCAGGTCGAAGACCCCGAGCTCGGTAGACCGAGCGCCACCCACGTGCGACTCCTCGGGCGGTGGCCCAAATGAGTCACGACTCCGGAACCGGCCCAAACCAAAGCTCTGACCGCGTCGTCTTCCTGCCCGCAGGCGACCATCACGTCAGCGCGGTGACCGTGATCGTCGACTGCAGCTGTGGCGCCTGCTTCGAGGGCGACACCGAGGCCATGGCGATCGAGGACTGGCAACAGCACGTTCAAGACGAGACACATACTGGGTGAACGAACAGGAGGTTTGTCATGGCGATCTCAGCGAATCGGCGTTCGTCACTGAAACCCGGCCAGTACGTCTACGGTCCTAAGTCTTCGGTCGGTGGCAAGGGTCGCAAGTCGTACCCCATAGACACCAAGGCACGGGCACGCAACGCCCTGTCACGTGCGGCCCAGTCCAAGACCGGTGGTTCGTATGCACGTGTCGAGCGTGCCGTGAACCGTAAGTACCCGAGCATCGCCACCCGTCACCACACACCCACACGTGGTGGACGTGGACGCCGCTGATGCCAGGTCCGACCGACCGGTTGCTCTGGACTCGGGGTTACAAACGACTGCGACTGTTGGTCCTCGACCGTGATCGCTGGACGTGCCAGGTACGTGGGCCCGGGTGCAAGGGCTACGCCACCGAGGTGGACCACGTCATACCCCGCATGGACGGGGGGTCGGTCTACGACATGGCCAACCTGCGTGCGTCGTGTCGCTCGTGCAACGCCGGCCGGGCCAACCACCGGCGGGGTGGTGTGCGCAGGAGCGTGCCCACCTACGAGGTGCGCCTGTGAATGAATTCAAAACGCGAACTCGACCAATGCCATCGACTTCGCCGGCACCGGTCGACCTCACCCCCACCCACCCACCGGGTGGGGGGTTCGTTTTTCTGGACAGCGACGCTGTCCAGCCAGGGCCAACTGTCGGATTTTTTTCGAAACCGCTGGCCAGGGGGCTGAAATAGGGCGATGAAGTCCAAGCCGTTCCAGGTCGGCCGAGTCGAGGGCGGATTGAACCGGGATCTGGTGACCCGCCATGACATCGGCCCGGCCGAGCGTTCGGCGCTCCGCGTGCAGGCCCGGGCGCTCGACCGGGCGGAATCGGCGTCGGATCCCGACGCCGTCACCCGGGCGAACGCGGTGTACCTGCAGCTCCGTCAAGCTGCTGGACTCAGTGCAGGAGGAACCAAAGCTGTCGATGCCTGGGATTCGCTCATGGCCGACGTCCTGCGGGCCACCCCCGGCGATAGCAAGCCCGCGAACGACTAGCCGGGCGACCTTCGGGCCCGCGGTGGCGCGGCTCGCTGGGGCCGTGGGCAAGCCGTTCATGCCCTGGCAGCGCTACGTGGCCGATGTGGCGCTCGAGATCGACGAAGACGGGCGGTTCTGCTACCAGCTCGTTGTCGTGACCGTCCCTCGGCAAAGCGGAAAGACAAGTCTCTTCGGCCTCGTGCTCGACCACCGTGCGCTGCTCGTGCCGCGCTGTCGGGCCTGGTACACGATGCAGACCCAGAAGGACGCGGTGGACTGGCTGACGAACGAACACTGGCCGCTGCTCGCCCCCTTCGCCGACGCGGCGAGGCTCCGCCGCATGGCGGGCTCCGAGGACATCCGCTGGAACGTCTCAGGCGGCATGATCCGGCCCTTCCCTCCGAATCCGACCGGCCTGCACGGCAAGGTCTCCGACATCGTGGTCATCGACGAGTGCTGGGCCTTCGACCAGATGAAGGGCTCCCAGCTCGATCAGGCGATAGTCCCAACACAGGCGACGCGTCCCAACGCCCAGGTGTGGAAGCTCTCCACCGCCGGCGACGCGGCGGCGCTGTGGTGGCTCGGCACCGTCGAGGCCGGCCGGGCCGCGGCATTGGCGGGCAAGAATGCGGGCGTCGCCTTCTTCGAGTGGTCCTGTCCCGACGAGCTCGACCCGGGCGACCCGGACTCCTGGCCGCTCTACCACCCCGCCTACGGGCGCACCATCGGCGCCTCCTCGATGCATGCGGCCCTCGCCATGCTCGGCCCCGACGACTTCGCCCGCGCCTATGGCAACAAGTGGGTGTCCACCCTCGAGCGGGTCATCCCGGTCGCCGCCTGGCGCGCGGCGGCGGATCCCGAGGCCCCGATGCCCCAGCGCGGCCACGTTGCTCTGGGCTTCGACGTGGCCCTCGACCGCTCGGAGGCCGCCATCGCGGCGGCCTGGCGTGACGAGGCCGGCGTCGCGCACATCGAGATCGCCGATTGCCGCCCGGGCGTCGGTTGGGTGACCGAACGCGCCCTCGAGCTCGTCGAGCGTTGGGCGCCGCTCGGCTTCGCCTACGACGCGGCGGGGCCCGCCATCGACGTCGCAGACGTACTGCAGCGCCACGCTGTGGCCCTCGACGGCCTCAAGGGTCGGGAATACGCCGCGGCGTGCCAGGGGCTCTTAGAACAAATTTGCGGGGGCACTCTGCGCATCCGGCCGCACCGCGCGCTCGACGCCGCCGCGGCTTCGGCGGCACGTCGCAGCGTCGCCGACGCGTGGGCATGGGGCCGGCGCCAGTCCGCCACGTCGATCGCGACGCTCACCGCGGCCACCGTCGCGCTGTGGGCCTACGACCACGCCCCGGCCGCGCTCGGGGCGTTCCGGATTTACTAGGGGTGCCGTCCGGCGTCCCAATCTCCCCCTCCGGTGCGCCGGGCGGTGAACGCCCTAAGTCGGCGGCTTGACCAGCGTGTCGTCCTGGCGCAGGTACACGACCCAGCCGGCGCCCGATTCGGTGGCCGGCTCGGCTTGGAACGGTTCCCAGTCGGCCGGCAGCGTCACCTCGTCGAGCTCGCTCTCGAGCTGTACGCGGACAATGCGAAAGTGCCACATGGCGACGCAGAATACTTGCTTTAACTGCCCTGACGCGGGAACGTTGACGCGCCAATGACGCTGACCGCCACCCCGAGCGGGCCCATGATCACCAGCGCCCGGGCGCGCAGCGCCATGCCGCCGGGGGTGAGCCTGCTCGCCGGCGTCGGGCCCTACGTGGTCGACGCCTCGACGGCACGCCAGGTGCCCGCGGTAGGGCGGGCGCTCCAGCTCTACGCCGGCATGTGCAAACAGATGCCGATGGAGGCCTACCGGGGCTATCAGCGCCTCGACAACCAGCCCCGCATGCTCGCCCGCCCCGACATGGACAACGCCGGCAGCTGGTTCGTCCAGGTCAACGTCGAGGACTACCTGCTCAACGGCAACGCCATCAGCTACGTCACCGCCCGGGGCGCCGACGGCTGGCCGCTGAGCGTGGTCTGGCTGCCGGTGCAATGGGTCAACATCATGTGGAACTGGGTGGACCCGACCGGGCCCGCGGCGTCGTACAACTACCTCGGCGAGCCGCTCGTCACCGATGACGTCATCCACGTCAAGCGCGGGGCGGACCGCTTCTACCCGGTGCGCGGCGTCGGCGTGGTCGAGGAATACCTCAACACGCTCGACCGCGTGGCGATGGAGGAAGAGTACGAGCGCGGGGCGCTGGCCAACGGCGCGGTGCCCTCGGCCGCCATCATCACGCCGCAGGCGACGCTGACCCAGGAGGTGGCCGACCAGGCCAAGGCGACGTGGATGACCAACTTCAGCGGCCCCGTGCGCGAGCCGGTCATCCTGCCCAACGGCACGGTGATCCAGCCGCTGGCGTGGTCGCCCACCGACACCCAGCTCTCAGAAGCGCGCCGCCTCTCCCTCATCGACGTGGCGAACATGTTCAACCTCGACGGGTACTGGCTCGGCGCCCCGGTGGCCGGCATGACGTACCGCACGGCGGGGCCGCAGTATCAGCAGGTGCTGCGTACTTCGCTTGAGCCCGTACTGGCCGACTTCGAGGACGTCTGGTCCAACGCCTGGCTGCCCCGCGGGACCACGATCCGCTTCCAGCGCAGCCAGTTGCTCCGTGAGGATCTCGCCACCTCCATGACGGCCGCAGTGGCCGGCGTCGCCGCCGGCATCATGTCGGTCCCCGAAGCCCGCGTCATGGTGGGACTGCCGCCCCAGACCTTCGGCGCCGTCGGTGCGACCGCCGACCTCGGCGGCACCTCGACGGCGTCACCCGACGACCCCAACGCACCGCTGGCGCCCGATACGGGCGAGACCGGAGGAGTCCAGCCATGACCAACAACGCCGCCATGCTCGTCGCACCCGAGGCCCGCACCTACGCCACCCGCCTCGAGCTCGTCGAGACCGAGACCACGGGCAAAACGCCCTATCGCTGGCTCGAAGGGCGCGCCGTGCCCTATGACACCTGGGGCGACTGCGGCATGTTCATGGAGCGCCACGCGCTGAACAGCTTCAAGCGCTCGACCTCTGGCAACTCGGGCTCCAAGTTGCCGCTCATGTTGTTCCACGACCGCCAGCGCATTCCCGTCGGCGTGGCCGAGAAGTGGTCGCACGACGACGGGCTGTGCGGGGTGTGGCGCCTCGCCAGCTCGGCCGACGCACAGCGCGCCGCGGACGCAGCGGCCGACGGCCTGCTCGTCGGCCTCTCGGTTGGCTTCCAGCCCCAGCAAAGTGAATGGGAGTTCATGGCGTGGGACGAATGGGATCCGGCCCGCGGCCCCGAGCACAAGGACAAGGTGACCCACCTCGAGTCGCGTCTCGTCGAGGTGAGCCTGACGCCCACGCCGGTCTTCACCGACGCCGGGGTGTCAGAGGTGCGCACCGTCATGGACGCGTTGGAGATTCGCGAGCAGAAGGTGAAGCGTCCCGAACGTCAAGTAGATGCTTGGCGCGCGTGGCGCGCCGCATTAGAGTCCGCCACCAGCGAGTAGTCCGCGGCCGGCCCGTTCCGACGCCCGGCCCGGCGCCCGGGCTCTGCGCCCACCGCCGGGTCACCGTGGGGGCACCTTGGCGCCTGCACCTTCTTGGCCCCAATCCGACGAACGGAAAGGTTCCGGTCCCATGCCCAACGTTGTCCTTGACCGTCTGCGCGAGCAGCGTGACGAGCAGATCTCGACCATTGACGCCATTCTCGGCCAGGTAGGCGAGGAACGCGACCTGGTCGACGCCGAGCGCAACCTGCTCGAGGCGGCCCGCCAGCGCATCAACGAGATCGACGCCCAGATCGAGCCGCTGGCCGGCTTCGAGGCCCTGCGAGCGACACACAACGACACCGTGTCCGCGCTGCCCCGGCCCGAGACGGCCGCCGTACGCGCCGCAGCCGTACCGACGCGTCCCTCGCCGTGGTCGACGCCCGGCGAGTTCATCGTGGACTACATCCGGGGCAATTCGATCATCGACCGCTCGGTGCGCGACGAGCAGGCGGCATCACGTCTCGGCAACTTCTACGCCCAGCGCGCCGACATGACCACGACCCAGACGCCCGGCCTGTTGCCGACGCCGATCATCGGCCAGGTGGTCAGCCTCATCGACTCGTACCGCCCGCTGATCACGAGCCTCGGTGGAGCTCGAGGATTGGGCGGCATCCCCGGCGCCACCTTCACCCGGCCCAAGGTCACCACACACACGACGGTCGGCGTGCAGGCGACGCAGAAGACGGCTCTGAGCTCCCAAGCCATGGTGGTGAGTCCGGTCACCTTCACCAAGGCCACCTATGGCGGCTACGTCGACATCAGCCGCCAGGACATCGACTGGACGAGCCCCGCGGCGTGGGACATCGTCGTGCGCGACCTGGCCGAGGTGTACTCGGTGCAGACCGAGACGGCGGTGGCGGCCAACTTCAAGACGGCGGCGACCGGCACCGCCATCTCGGTGGGAACGGCGGCCCAGCCCGTCACGCTCTCCCAGTGGGCGACGGGTCTCTACACCGCGGCCATGCACTCCTACCAGCAGGCCCGGCGCATGCCCGACCGCATCTGGTGCAGCCTCGACGTATGGGCTGCCCTCGGGGCCCTGGTCGACACCACACGCGTCGTCCTGCCCGTCGACACGACCCGCGAGATGGGCGCGCCGGGCACCAGCCAGCTCGGCATGTTCGCCGGCGACCTGTTCGGCCTGCCCCGCATCGTGGTGCCCACCTTCGCCAGCGGCACGCTCATCGTCGGGCCCTCGACGCTCTACGAGGTCTACGAGGAGGTCATCGGGCTGCTCAGCGTCATCGAGCCGTCGATCCTCGGCGTCCAGGTCGCCTACGGCGGCTACGTGGCGTTCGGCACGCTCGACACGACCAGCTTCGTGCCGCTCACCGTGGTGGGCACTCTGCCGACGGTGGCGGAGGCCGACGAGGCCGACGAGGTCCAGGCCGACGCCGAAGAGCCGGGCTCGGGACCGGGCACGCCCAAGGCCCGGAGGCGCTAGACCATGGCGAGCGGCAACTGGCCGAGACTCGCCGACGTGCGGTCGTGGCTGCGCCTGCAGCCCGACGCCGCCGAGGACGCCGTCATCGACCAGTGCCGCCTCGCCGCCATCGAATACGGCATCGGGCGGACGGGTTCACAATGGTTGTCCGACACGACCACCCTGCCCGATGCCGTGTTCCAGGCGTGCGTCATGGACGCGGGCCGCATCTATCGCCGGCGCGATTCTCTCGACGGGACGATCGCGTGGGGGGACATGGGTGTGGTCCGCGTCGGACGCGCCGATCCGGACACCGAACGTCTCTATGCGCTCTATGCCCCGCTGGTATTTTCTTGAGCTGGCAGCGCGCCCCGGTGGCCGCGGCCATCGCCGACGTGTTGTCGACAGCGGGCGACGGCTGGAACGTGGCGAGCTTCGCCACGCCACCCGAGACGCTCAATCCGCCGGCCTATGTCTGCGCCTATCCGCGGACGGTCCAGTACGACCTGAGCAGCTTCGGCGTCGACCTCGTCGAGTACATCGTGGGCGCCTACGCCGGGCCGAACGACCCCGACACCCTCGACGAGCTCTTGGCCCAGGCCCGAGCGGCTCTGTCGGTCGATCCGGGCCTGGGCGGGGTGGTGCAATCGCTCGTGCCGACGACGCAATCCAACTGGCGCCGTGTCGCCATCGCCAGCACCAACGTCAACGTGCTGGCTGCCGACCTGACCCTCGAGATCCGAATGTGAAAGGGGAACCATGAGCCCAGAAGCCAAGAACGGCGGCCCCGCCGTCGCCAGCGCGGGTGTCGGACTGCTCGACGCCAGCCTGACCGCGACCGGCGACCCCGTACCGCCAGCCGCGAACCCGCTGATCCTCAACGACGCCTACTACGAGCTCAACTGGGTGAACCTGCGCTGCCTGGTCAAGCACATCGAGATCATCCCCGAGAACAAGCTCGTCACGGTGACGAGCTTCTGCGCGGAAACCGACTATCCCGGTGTCACCAAGTACCACCAAAAGTTGACGTTCTACCAGTCCTTCGACACCGGGGCGACCTACCAGACGCTCAACGCCGCCTATCAGGCCTACCTCAGCGGCGGCACGCCGGCCACCTTCAAGGCGCGCCCGCACGCCAGCCTCGTGGCGAGCGCGAACAACCCGATCATCACGGGCCAGGTCATCCCTATGCCCTTCGAGCTGTTGATCGGCGACGCCGGCGCGGCGTCAGAAGTCGCCATCGACTGGAACATGATCGCCCCGCCGACGGTCAACAACGGCGCCATCACCGCCACGACCGCGACCGCGGGATTCCCCGGTTTCTACAGCCCGAGCGGCGCGGTGGTGCCCGCCAACCTGGCCGCGCTGACCGGCATCACGGCCAGCCCGACCACGGCGTGGGCAACGGGCCAGTACGTCATCACCGCCGACCTCATCGGGGCGCACTGGTCGGGTACGGCCTGGGTGGTCGGCAAGGCATGACCGATACCGAGTGGGTCGTCCTGCTGATCGAGGTGGGCGTCATCGCGTTGGTGACAACGCTGGCGTGGTTGGGCGTCGGGCGGCACTAGATGCCCACGACTCCTACGGTCGACGTCGTCGGCCTGCGTGCTCTGGTGCGAGACGCGAACCGCCTTTGTGCCGACGCCGGCCCGCTGAACAAGGCTCTGAGCGCGGCGGGCAAGCAGGCGGCCGAGCCGGTGGCCGCCCAGGCGCGCTCGAGCTATCCGACCGTGAGCGGGCGCCTGGCGGGCAGCGTGCGGGCGAGCGGCACGCGCTCGGGCGCCGCGGTGCGTGTCGGAAGCGCCGCGCTGCCCTACGCCGGGCCCGTCGACTTCGGCGGCTACCCCGCGGGGCGCGAGTACGTCGCGACGGGGCGCTACCTGTTCCCCGCCGCCACCGCGCTCGCCACGCAAGCCGCCGAGCTCTACAGCGCCGGGGCGCAGCGGGCCTTTGACTCATTCCCTTGGAGCAACGAGACCACCAACGCTGAGGCCGTGCATGACTGACCAGCCCTACGACGCCGAGCCGCCGACCCAGCAGTACTCGGCTATCTCGGCCGAGGAACCGCTGCCGACGCTGGTGTCTGTCAGCCAGGCCTTCAGCGCCCGGCTGCCCAGCCAGCGCGTGCTCGACCTCATCACCAAGATCGAGGGCGTCGACTTCGCCGCGCTGGCGCAGAACGCGCCGTTCCGCATCGTGGCCTTCCGGGCCTTGCTGCGTGACTACCCCGAGCGTGACCCGACGTCGCTGTGGATGCACGCCTACGACGTCGAAGTGGAGGTCGAGGACGCAAACCCTATGAACGGCAGCTCGCCGACGCCCGGGCCGCTTTCTGCCGCTACTGGCGGATGACACCGGACCAGATCGACGAGCTCTGTGACGAGGATTTCGCCGCCATGGTCCGGTATATGACCGCCGAGGCCGAGGAGATCGCTAGAGCGAACAGGACGCGCTGATGGCCGGCCCGTCGATCATGGTCAAGATCCTGGGCGACGTCACCGGGCTCGGGAAGTCCTTCCAGTCGGCCGGCCAGAAGGGCCAGAGCGCCGCTCAGGGCATGCACAGCGCATTCAGCGGCATGTTGGGCACGCTCAACAGCACCGGCGCGCTCGGGCCGTTCGGCAACGCACTGCAGACCGCCGACCAGTCCATGCAGAACATGGGCGAGCACGCCAAGAGCACCGGCCTCAAGATGGCGGGCGTCGGCGGCGCGGCGGCCGGCGTCGGGCTCGCGCTCTCTGCCCTCGGGTCCAAGGACCAGGCGGCGCACGCCCAGCTTCAGGCGTCGATCACGGCCACGGGTCACTCCTACGGCCAGTACTCCAAACAGGTCGAGGAGGCCATCGGGCACCAGGAGAAGTTCGGCAACACGGCCGACGAGACCCAGGGCGCGCTGCGCGTGCTCACCTCTGCCACCCACGACCCGACCGAGGCGCTGAAACTGCTCAACACGGCCACCGACTTGGCGGCGGCCAAGCACGAGGATCTGACGTCGGCGGCGGGCCAGCTCGGCAAGGCCTACAACGGCAGCGCCCGCATCTTTAAGGAATTCGGCATCGTCGTCACCAAGAACAAGGACGGCACCAAGGACTACAAAGGGGCGGTCGACCAGCTGGGCCACAGCCTCGGCGGCCAGGCCTCGGCACAGGCCAACACGTTCACCGGCCACCTCCACGCCATGCGTGCCGAGATCACCGACCACGTCTCGCTGTTCGCCCAGAAGTACGGCCCGGCCATCTCCACGGCGGGCATCGCCATGGCCGGCCTCGGCTCAGCCATAGAAATCACCAAGAACGCGGTGAACCTGCTCAAGATCGGCCAGGCCGCCCAGGCGGTCGCCTCCGGTATCGCCACGGCGGCGACGTGGCTGTGGAACCTCGCCCTCGAGGCCAACCCGGTCGTACTGATCGCCACCCTCATCGGCGTGGTGCTCGTCGGCGCCATCATCCTCATCGTCACGCACTTCAACACGTTCAAGGCTGTGGTGCTCGACGTATGGAACGCCGTCGTGGTCGGCTTCGACGCCATCAAGAACGCCGTCATGGGCGTGGTCAACTGGATCGAGGCGAACTGGCCGCTGCTGCTCGGCATCCTGACCGGCCCGTTCGGCCTGGCCGTCTACTTCATCATCTCGAACTGGAACACCCTCGTCGGCTTCTTCACCGGCATCCCCGGCAAGATCGTGGCTGCCATCGGCGACGTGACGAACCTGCTCTACGGCATCGGCTCGACGATCCTGCACAGCCTGTGGCGTGGCATGCAGGACGTGTGGAACCAAGTGACCGGGTGGCTCGGCAACGTGGCCTCCAAGATCGGCAACTTCTTGAAGAACCCTTTGTCGATCTTCAGCCCCTCCAAGGTGATGATGGAGCAGGGCGCCTCCATCATGCAGGGCCTCGGCCTCGGGATCACCGCCGGCTTCAACCAGCACGTGCAGCCGGCGCTCAACGCCACCGTCGCCGCCCTCACACCGGCCCGCGGTGGCGGCATCAGCGCCGGTGGTGCGCTGAGCCCGGCCATGGCGTCGAGCTCGAGCGGCCCGGCCGTGGTCGTCAACAACGCCCACTTCTCCAGCGGCATCGACGTCGACGCCTTCATGCGCCGCGCCGCCTGGGTGGCGAGGAACCGGATATGACCATCGACACCGCTATCTCGGGGATGCCCACCTGTGTGCGCAAGGCGTGGCTCGTGCTGGGCGGCGCCACCATCCAGCTCGACAACCCGGCCGGCGGCTGGATGTGCCAGAGCCTCGATCTGGGCACCCCGATCATGCGCACGGTGATGAGCAACGCCCCGGACCGTGACGGCATCATCGACCGCACCCAGTACATGGGGGCACGGACCGTCACCGCCGCCATCACGGCCCTCACCGGCGCCGGCGCCCAGATCGACGCCGTGGCGGCCAGCTTCGCCCCCTACATGGTCCCGAGCCAGCGCCCGGTGCTGCACTACGTGCTCGACCGCCCCGGGGCGCCCGAACGCACCCTCACGCTGCGCCCCGACGCCTACGACTGGCCCATCGTGGGCGCGGCCCAGCGTGACATCGCCCTGCAGTGGATCGCGGCCAACCCGATCGCGTACGACCCGACCGTCCATAGCGTGAGCGCCGGCTGGCATGTCGGCCTGGGCTCGATAACCAGCGCCGGCGACGTGCCGGTGCGCCCGGTCTTCGCGATCACCGGGGCGCTCACCGCGGCACGGATAAACGGCAACAACCGCGACGCCGGCGGTGGCGTCATCGCCGTGGTGAACATCGCGTTCGTGTCGTCGTTCGCGATCCCGAGTACCCAGGTCGTCACCGTCGACTGTGCCGCGCACACCGCCACGCTTGCCGGGGCGTCGGTGCTCAACCAGATCGACTGGACCCAGACGACCTGGCCGGTGCTCGTCTGCACCGCCGGCGCGTACACGAATCTTCAGCTCCTCGGGAGCGGCAACGACGCCAGCGCGCTCCTGACCGCCACCTGGCAGGACGGATACCTCGTCTGATGGCCACGCCCATACCGGCCGGACGGGGTCGTTGGCGCCTGACCTTACACAAGCGCCAGTTCACCGACCAGACGTGGGGCCAGACGATCATCGCCCAGCTCGACAGTGCGCGCAGTCGCAAGCTCGTCCAGGCGTGGGACATGCCCGCGGTGCTCACCTTCGACATGGACGGACGCGCCGGTGATACCGCCCTGGTCGCCGAGCTCCAGCACGACGTGATCGCCTGGCGCTGGGACGAGAACAGCGGGGCCGACGTCCCGGTCTTTCGCGGCATGGTCGACGCCTCAGACGATCAGATCGACGAGCAGTCCCACACGGTGACGTTCACCTGCCACGACTACCTCGCCATGTTCAACCGGCGCATCGGCACCTCGACGACGTGGAACCTCGTGAGCAACATGACCCAGGACAACATGGCCGACAACTGGCGGTATAACGCCCTCTGGCGGCCGTCGAGTGACGGCACGCAAAACCCATTCGGTGGCGGCTACCTCCCGCTGGTGACGTTCCTGGCCAACCCCAACGGGACCCAGCGCGCCGACTCGAATGTCCTGCGCAACTGGCAGGCCGAGGGCAACATGAACATCCTCGCCGAGTTCGACAAGCTGGCGAAGCTCTCGAACGGCTTCGATTACGACGTCAAGCCCTTGTGCATGGGCACGAACCTGGGCGCGCAGGTGGCGACGAACAGCGCGACACGCGACGCGTTGCGGATCTTCTGGGGCGGCTTCGGCCAAGGGGTCCTGCGCAACGACATCGTCCTCGCCTACGGCTCGAGCGTCTCCAAAGTGCAGCGCCAGGTGACCTCGGCCGACTACTCGAACTACTGGCGCACGCTCGGCAACAACCAGAGCTCGAGCATGGCCGCGGTCCAGACCTACGGCGAGGCGTGGAACTCCGACGCCAACGGCACGGTGGTCGGGCTCTTCATGACCGGAGACTCGGCGTCGGCGACGACTCCCGACGCCACATGGTTGGCCGCCATGGCGGCGGGCAACGTCGGCATCTACGGCGTGCTGACCCCGACCTACGTGGTCACGCTTACGCCGGGCTGGTACGTCTGGGGGTCCCCCAACATGGGCGACAACGTGCCGCTCGTCATCGCCTCGGGGCGCCTGGCCGTGAACACGGCCCAGCGGGTGCTCGGCATCACCTACAACATCGGCGACGACGGCCAGGAGGACGTGGACCTGGTGCTCGGGCGGCCGGCCACCACGCTGCTCAAGCTGTTCACCCAGTCCGAACGCGACCTCGACGCCCTCACGAGGAGA